AAATACATTTGCGACCAAAAAGTGATTAGTTTACAGAAAATTGACCAGGATAAAATCAAGAAAGATATTACCGATTTCGGAAACCATATTAAATCATTGGAAAATGATATTGCCCATATTGAAAATGTGGTCCTTCGTGAATTGGATAATCTTAAACCATTTTACAAAGACAGAATGTTGAAGGTATAATGAACGAATTAAACCTAAAAGATGTAAACTATTTCAATATGGTGGAAAAATGGGAAACAATACCACCATATTGTTTTAGGCATTCACCAGATTTTCAATTTAAGAAAAATGCTATCTTAATAATAAATTGCGATAGTGATTTATTTTTACATCCTTGTTTGAGAAGTCTTTATAAACACTCAAATCAAGATGATTTTTCTTTAATTGTATTTGATAATTCAAACTCCACAAAATTTAACATAGATTTGTATATAAAGTATGGTTTCAATAACATATTTTATATAAACAATACAAAATGGTATTATAATATTGTAGATGATAGTGGATTTAGAGCCGTTATAGATGTAAACGATAAACAAATATCAAAATCGGCTTCTGTTATGCACTGTAAATCGGTAGATTTTATGTTAAAGATATTAAAAATAAAAGGTGTAGAAAATCTTTTATTAGCAGATTCGGATGTGTTATTTAAAACAAATCCATTTGATATAGTTAATACTGATTATGCTTGTGTTGGTGAATTTTACGATGTTAAAAACAGAATTGAACCATACTTAATGTATTTTAATTTGAATAAAATTAACATTAATTATTTTGACGAAACTAGAATGTTGGGTTTAACATCTGATGATTACAGAATTTATGATACTGGTGGTGCTTTTACCGAAGATTTGTTAAAAAATGGATTACCATATAAAAATATAAAAATAAGTGATTACATAGAACATTTTGGAGGTGGAAGTTATTTGTTTGTAGCAGATGATATAAATGGTATGAAGTCAATAAATGTTACAAAAGACGAACAACCACAAAAAGCATACGAATTAATCTATGAATGGTTGAATAAATATTCAAATCTATATTTTTAATATGTTAAAGATATTACAAGGTTTTGAGATACAAAAATTATATGAACGCACTGGTAAAAGAAAATATAGAATAAATCTTATACCTGCGTCTTTTTTAATGGAACAAAATGAACATTATCAAAAATTATATAAAGAATTATCAAAACGAATGGATAATGCAATAATAAAATTTGGTAATAATGAAATTAAAAACAGTGAATATTACCAATTAGAAGAAAGAAGAAAGAACTTAATCAGAGATGAATGTTTTGATTTGAAATGGCAAATTGAACATTTAAATGAAGACTTTATTTTGAAAAAGTATTACGAAATTGAGGTAGACGATGAAGACTGTAGTAACAATGACATGTTGGACTAAAAGAATAAATCAAATGCCTATCTTTATGGATTACTTTTTCAAAACCCAAACACAAAAACCCGATATATTTTATTTGTGGTTGGCTACTGAAGAATTTCCTGACCATAAATTACCAATAGCATTAGAAGAATGTATCAGTAAATATGGTATTGTACTTAAATGGATTGAGAAAAACGAATTTTGCCATAAACGCTGGTATGTTTATCCCGAACATTATGAAGATGTAGTTATAAGTTTAGACGAAGATAAACGATACATAAATGATTTGATTGAAAGGGCGAAAGAATGTAAATCAATTACTAATTTATGGATTCCAAGAACTGAAAATTATCACGAACCATATAGTCTCGGCTTTTGCGGACAATGTATTGTACCACCAAAAACATTTCCAATGGAAGCATATAGTGAACAATACAGAAATGACCGACTATTAACCACACCAAAATGTGATGAATGTTGGATAAATACATTTCTATTGAAAAATAACATTAAATTGACTGTGGACATATCGTTATTAAATCCATTTGAATTAGATTTTAATTGTTGTTCTGATGATACTGCTCTATTCAAAGATTTTAAAACAAACGGAAAGAGTGAAAGGTTCTTGAACACAGTTAACTATATGAAAAACAAATACCATTTTGATATAGATATGGATAAAGTAAACTCAATTATAAAGTATATGAATATCGTATCATTATAATAAATACAATATGAGTAATTGGACCGAAAATAATCCACAAAATATCAGTAATCCTAAATATGACCCATCCACCCATAATTTCAAGAAGGGTTGGATTGATGGTCATCCAAGTGGTGGCTACCCAGCTAACTATTTCTTTGCTGATTCTATCAGAGCAGCAATGATTGGGTTTGGTAATTTCTTTAATGACCTATTTGTAATTCGTTATGATGAAAAAGGCGAACCAATTAAGCAAATTCAGGTCCCATTAAAGTACGGTCCAAGAATGAAATCACACGATTTTCGTGTTGAACAAGAAAGTGGTAAGAAATACTATATTCAATTACCAAATATGACATATCGTAAGACCGGTATGGCATTTGCTAGTGAAAGATATTCCGGTGCCGGTGAGTCAAGAGGATTCTACAACAAATACTTTGAAGTAAATGGTGTGGATTACATAATGGCAAACAAGTTTTGGGCCGATGTTCACCCAGTTCCATACAACATAACAATTAGTATGGAAGCCAAATGTGAGCATATATCCGATGCTAACCAAATTGAAGAACAAGTCCTATCAAGATTTGCCCCTGAAGCATATTTTGATTTGAAGGAGTTTTGGTTCATAAACAAACGCCGTTCTATCAAGATGAAATTGGATAGTATCTCGGAAGAATTGACACAGGATTTTGGTGAAGAAGATAAAAGAGAAATAACTGTATCATTTGAGTTCACCATTGAAGCCTGGTTGTATAAGACCATTAAAGATACCTATATCATTGACGAAATCATTACCCAGTTGGGTGTAAATGGTGATAAGAATTATTGGAATGAAAAAATGATGGGTAACTATACTGGTAATTTCAAAGAAAGACACGATTTGGATTACCAATTCGGTACTAAAATCGGTCGTGTTTCTGCTTTGTTGCCATTTGAGAAACAACCAGCACCAAAAACAACAGATTATGGTATTCATTACGAATACAAATACGAAGAATTGCCAGATATCACCAATTATCCTACAGGAAGTAAACTTTTATTAACACAGGATATATACAACGATAATACTTCTGCCGTTTGGAATGGGTATAACCAGGTTTTGACGTCCCTGAGCAGCACTGCCCCAGTTGCTTGGAATGATAAAACCTACGATGCTCTACATAGAGACGGCGCTGTGCTCAAGTACTGGCAAGTGACTGCCAATAGTGGTGATATTCTTCACCCAACCATGTCGGGTGATAGAATTTACCAGATTTGGTATGACCCAAATTATGTAATTAAGCCAGGCGAATTAAATCCTGACGGAACTGTTGATAAGCCAGGTGTATTTGGTGGAACATTCATTAAAGAATTTGAAAACTTAAAAGGATTTGGAGATTTTAGTGATAACTTGTTCTTTGGAACGAAAGATGCTCAAATTGGTAGCACAGTTGTTAAAGATGCTCCTTGGGTTTCTCAAGTTTCAACAGAAAATAACGAAATTATATAAATACTATATAAAATGGAGTTTTTGAATTATGGAAAATAGACAATCACAATTTATAACAAAGATTTTACAAATCTTTACTAATACTGGGTTTGGTATTGAAAAATTTGACGATGGTACTTATGATATTATTGACAGATCCATAATTGGTAAAGCAAAAATTGGTTCTATCAAGATTTTGGGTAGTGGCGAAATATCCATTAAGTTAGGTGGTGAATCTAAAAATCGTGGAAAGTTCGCTGCTTTGATGAAAAAGACCTCATTCAAAGCAAAACCAACAAACAATGTTGCCACAGTAGCAGCTATTGTTAAGAATATGCTCATTGAGTATAAGAAGGCAAAGAAAGAAATCTATAAGGAATCTTACGAACAGTATACAGTTCCACAAATCACAAGAGATACATTGGAAGGAGCCATTGATTCCTATTTAACCAAAGTAGCATTGTTAAAAGAGTCTACCGATATAGAAGAAAACTATGCTGACTTGCTAACATTTGTTGCCGACAAACTTTCTTTGACTGAAGATGCTTGCGAAGCCAAATATGGCGATATTCTTGATTTGACTTTGAACTATGACGAAACTAAATTTAACAAGGCTATGGATAAATTGTTTGAAGAAACCGAATTGAAGAATGAGTTTAGAACCTTCTTACACGAAAACAAAGAAAATGATTTGATGGCTGAAATCAAAGCTGATAAAGCCTTGAAAGCACTTAGAAATACAGATTACTACAAGAATTTAGACGAAAATGACAAATATCGTAAATTGTGGAAATACATTGTTGGTACACACGGTTCAAAGTTTTCAATGAGCGAAGACTTGGAAGATATTTGTAAAACCTTGGCTCATGAAGATGACGAAAACTTTTAATCATAAATAAAATAAAAATTTAGGAGTAAATACAATGGATTTCAAAAATTATTATCACAACAAATTGAACGAAGAAGGTGTTACAATGGATGGTTTGGATGCTGATGCTCCAAAGCCACAACAGCCACAACAGCAACAGGCTCCACAGGGTAAGAGCGGTATCCTTAGCAATTATGTAAATGGAACTTCTTTGAAGCTTGGTTTGCGTAAACTCGGTGATGAAGTTGGTGAAGGTATCTTTGAATATGCTACAAAGCAACTCGTTCAACCAACAGACTTCAAATCCGAAGATGATTACATTAAGTATTGCCAGGAAATAAGAACCGGTGTTGCTGAAAAGTATAACAAGACACTCTCCGATTTGCTTTCTCAAATTGGTTTGTTCATTGACAACAAGGTTCACAACGCCTGCCCAAATAAGTAATCTTAAATTACAGTTTATAAAAATAAAAATCCCCTATATAAATGGGGATTTTTTCTATATTATAAATATAGTATGCGTAATAGTAAGAATATCAATACAATATACTTGGATATGGACGGTGTAATTTGTGATTTTTGCGGAGCTTGCAAAGATATAGATGCTATTGAACATTACAAAGTAGATTGGGAAAAAGTACATTCAGCAGGAATTGACTTTTGGGCAAATATGGCCTGGACTAATGAAGGGCAGAAATTTTATAAATGGCTAGAAAAGTTTTGCGATGAAGAAGGTATAGATTTGTGTATTCTATCACAAGTTAATTACAGCGATGGTGTTAATGGTAAGATAGAATGGCTTATGGCTAATACTAAAGTTCCAAATAAAAACATTTACATTGTTAAGACAGGGAAAGCAAAAGCAAAATACGCAAATAACCAGAGTTTACTAATTGACGATTTCGGAAAAAATATAGAATCATTTGTTTTGGCAGGTGGTTTCGGTATCAAATTTGAAAGTCCTGGACAAGCAAGACAAGCTCTATTAGAATTATTAGGATAAATTTGTTGTTTGTTATATTGAGCCTCTATCCTTTATGGGATAGAGGTTTTTTCGTATAAATATATGAGAAAAAGAGGTATATAATGGCAGAAGAAAATACAGCTACAAGTTCTCACTTAAATTCATATATGCACGTCTATGACAACGGCACTACAGCTCGTTTGTATGTTACACCTTGGAATAAGTCCACAGTTGCCGATGGTTATTGGCAAACAGTTAACACCATTCAACCATTGATTAACCGAGACATTTATCTAGCAGATTGTTTGGATAAATTAGCAAATAAGTATACAGTATACAAACCAGGTTTTGGCATTGAAATGGAGCATAATACTGTAGAAGATTATTGGACTATTTCTGTTAAAACAGATGAATTGCTTAATACAGTACCCCATTATATTTTTGATACAACATATTTTAATGTAGCTGAAGATAAAGAACAAAATACAGTAAATGTTGGTTTTAAAGTAAAACCAGATGGTTACATTAAAGCTGGTGATAATGGATTATTTTGTAATGTTGAAGGTTTGATAAATGAAACTTCTTCATATTCCAGTTATTCTTCTGTATCTTCTAAAACTGCTTCTTCATTCACATACGAATATAAAGTTAGCAAGCAGCCATTTGAAGCTGTTAGTACATTCCCTTCAAATCCTGAACCAGGAACAATTTATCTAATAGGTTAATATGGGATATAAACCTTACGCAAAATACCATTTATACGAAACTGCTCATAGTGGATTTTATGATGGTGAATTATCCGCTAAAACAGTTAATTTGTTACCAAAGACTTGGACAAAGTTTACAGTTACGGATGGTGATTGGAAAACCAATAAAACTCTTGAACCATTGTGGAATAGAGATATTTTCTTGGCTAATGAAATTGACAAGGTAGATGAAGATAAAAAGAAACATTATGTAGCAAGTAGTCATTTCATTATAGACCACGAAAATGAAACAATGTATGTAAACCCAGTTGATAGTTTATATACATTTAGTGATGGTATTTTATACGAACCTGAAAGTTATAGTATCACTACAAAATTCCCTGATAAAGATGGTGGTGTTATAAACAAATTATATTTGGATGGTGGTAGTGCGAATTATAAGTACACAAAACCAGATGTTCAATACACTGCTTGGTGTGATAGTTCTTATTCTTCCAAACCAATTTTCTCTGCTGAGACTATAATAAATGGTAGCACTGATATTGAAACAGAATACAATACTTATATGAGAGATGCTGGTATGATTGTAGTTGTATCTGGTGGATTATTTTATGACGATGATGTTAAGAAAGGATATTGGAGAGATTCTTTAATTGATTGTTGGTCTGCTGAGGCTAATACTAGATATGTTGGACCTTCAGCTTGTTGGAATTATAAAGTAGAACATCCTGAAATGTATGAAAATACAGCATATAGTGATGGAACTAAAAATTGGTCTTATACTTCTAGTCATTTTGACGAATATTTTAATCCATTGGATAGAACACCATATAGTGAAGATATACAACAAGCTGGTCCAAATTTAATTAGTGGTGTTGTGGATATGGTTCCTGAAAACGCATTATACATTTGGTAAATTATGAGTTATTATATTAAAAGTAAAGATGGCAAAATATACTCTGATACAATAGCAGGTGGAACACCATTTAAAGAAGCTATTGTAGTTAATGAAGTTCGTTTAGATTATCCTGATAAAGATGTTGGTGGTTCAGACCCATACTATACAGATGGTTATAATTCTTGGATAGGTGATAATGTATATAACAGCCGTTATATAGTTCCTTATGTTGCTATTAAAGATGCTTCAAGACCTTTAATATATGGTGGTGCTACTGCTTATGGTGCTACCTCTATTGATGAAGTAGATATTGGTGTGAACTGTTTTCCTGAGTATTATAGACCAATAGCCATTTGTTCTTATAAAACTAGACGAAATACTTATGAAATTACAAAGGATAAAAATTCCGACTATCCTGTATTATATTTCCCAGTAAGACACCAAACTGTTGTTCAAAAAGAATTGTATAAAGGTGATAAATCTATGATTTCTCATTGTGATAGAACTAAAGGTAATACCTTGTATTACTACATCAGTGAAAATCAAAAATGTTTGAATAGTAGATGGGATTCTAAATGGGGTCCTTATGCAACCGATGCTCATAATGTGGACTCTAAAAATGCTATTTTAAGATGTACTGGAACTTGGATTCACAATGGCGACACAACCGCTGCTGGGAACCCATTTTATTCTGATGTTCAAATCCAAAATAATTATCTACAATTTTTCAAACAACTTTTTGATTACAGGGATAATGATATGTTTGGTTTTTCAGGATTGAGTGGAAAACCTGAAACATCAGACAAAAATAGATTAACTTATTTTAGATTAAACATTGATGAAATCAAGAACAAAGGAAATAAACTTACCTTGAAGTATTATTGGAATTATTTGTATAAAAATGATTCCCAAATGAGAACAAATTATGATGTTTATGGATTAGATAAACCATTCGTGTTCAATTATTGGATTGGTGATGCTGAAGAATGGCCTGTATCTACTGACACAACTTATGGATATAAATTAAATGAAAATTTGAAATCATCATTAGTAAATGGTGTTAATACTTGCGAAGGTGTAAACACAAAATATACTTTTAATATGGATGATGATACTCAAAAAGACCCTTGGAACGAT